ATGTTTAAACCGGAACTCCTTTCCCCGGCGGGAACGCTGAAAAATATGCGTTACGCTTTCGCTTATGGCGCAGATGCTGTTTATGCGGGGCAACCGCGTTACTCCCTGCGTGTGCGCAACAACGAATTTAACCACGAAAATCTCCAGCTCGGCATCAATGAAGCCCACGCGCTGGGGAAAAAGTTTTATGTCGTGGTCAACATTGCGCCACACAATGCCAAGCTAAAAACCTTTATCCGTGATCTGAAACCGGTGGTGGAAATGGGGCCGGACGCACTGATTATGTCCGATCCGGGGCTGATTATGCTGGTGCGTGAACACTTCCCTGAAATGCCGATCCACCTTTCCGTGCAGGCCAACGCCGTAAACTGGGCGACGGTGAAATTCTGGCAGCAAATGGGGTTGACCCGCGTGATCCTCTCCCGCGAGCTGTCGCTGGAAGAGATTGAAGAGATCCGCAATCAGGTTCCGGATATGGAGCTTGAAATCTTCGTTCACGGCGCGCTGTGCATGGCCTACTCCGGCCGCTGCCTGCTCTCTGGCTACATCAACAAACGCGATCCAAACCAGGGCACCTGCACCAACGCCTGCCGTTGGGAGTACAACGTGCAGGAAGGGAAAGAAGATGACGTTGGCAACATCGTACACAAATACGAGCCGATTCCGGTGCAAAACGTCGAGCCGACGCTGGGTATCGGTGCGCCAACCGACAAAGTGTTTATGATCGAAGAAGCCCAGCGCCCGGGCGAGTATATGACCGCGTTTGAAGATGAGCACGGCACTTACATCATGAACTCGAAAGATCTGCGCGCCATCGCCCACGTTGAACGCCTGACCAAAATGGGCGTGCATTCGCTGAAAATCGAAGGCCGCACTAAATCTTTCTACTATTGTGCACGTACCGCGCAGGTTTATCGTAAAGCTATCGATGACGCCGCTGCGGGCAAACCGTTCGACACCAGCCTGCTGGAAACACTGGAAGGCCTGGCGCATCGTGGTTACACCGAAGGTTTCCTGCGTCGTCATACTCACGACGATTACCAGAACTACGAATACGGTTATTCCGTTTCCGACCGCCAGCAGTTTGTTGGAGAGTTTACCGGTGAGCGTAAAGGCTCTCTGGCAGCCGTAGCGGTGAAAAATAAATTCTCCGTTGGCGACAGCCTGGAACTGATGACGCCACAGGGCAATATCAACTTTACCCTTGAGCACATGGAAAACGCCAAAGGTGAAGCGATGCCGGTCGCGCCTGGCGATGGCTATACCGTGTGGCTCCCGGTTCCGCAGGATCTCGAGCTGAATTACGCACTGCTGATGCGTAATTTCTCCGGGGAAACCACGCGTAACCCGCACGGTAAGTGATTCATTTCGATTATTTTTCCCGGATAGAAATTTCTTAGAAACCGATCACATACGGCTGCATTTATTAAGGTTATTATCTGTTTCGCTGAAAAACATAACCCATAAAATGCTAGCTGTACCAGGAACCACCTCCTTAGCCTGTGTAATCTCCCTTACACGGGCTTATTTTTTACGCGTAACACAATGAAATAAAAGGATTTATTTCTGGTCACGTCCACACATTGACCACATCGACAAAAAAAGCCCCTCGACTGAGGGGCTTTCTGTTTGTAATTACATCCACATAATTTGCTGCCCTGACGGCAACGGGTGCGGCCTGACGGCGTGGACTTCTCCCGGCTTCACGATGTATCGCTGTACCGACTCATAAGTGATGAACGTGGCGCTGCAATTCACGTTCTGACACTGGTGATAACGCTCTTTTGTCGTGTCAGTGATATAGCGACTTGTACGCGCATGTGCGGCATGCTGGCATAAAGGACAATGAAACATCACGAGCACCTCTTCCGGTTTTGTTGATGGTGCCATTTTAGTTATTTTATCCTTATAAAACAAACAGATAAAATAAAAACATCACTCATCATCTTCTGTTTCGTACTCCACATCAGAAAGCCTGACCTCAAGCTCTAAGGACGTCGTGAAGCCGCTATTATTCAGAAAATGTGTCACCTTAGTGATTGTCCAGTCCTGCTCGTCTATGACGCGCTTAAAGCCTGACACTCTGACCGGTGTTTCCGTGTAAATATCTGCACGACCGGTAGCCAGGATGATGGAGAACTCCGCAACGCCCCGTTGCAGTTTATCCCACTTCGCCTGAGCAGCACGCATGGCCTGTGCTTTCGTGGCATATACCGTAGTCAGGGCAAAAACGTTGTCAGCCTCACCGGCCATGTATTCACCTTCGCGCGCTTCCGGTACTTTTGGCGCTTTCTTCTGCGTGACCGGTTTCGCTTTCGGGTGCTCCAGTGCGCGCAGGTGTTTTTCTTTCTTTTTGCGTTTCAGTTTTACCTTCTGCTTTTGTGGTTTCGGGTCTTTGGTGTGTAACCACTTTGCCGTTACGCCGGTATAGGCTCCACGGTCAGCAATCGCAAAATGATGACGGTCGCCGTCGCTGCGGGTGATGGTAATCTGCGGGATTTTTTTACCGCTGGCCGTCACCCCCTGCCCCGCTTTGAGAAACAGCAGTTTTCCCATTTTTACCGACACCTCGCCGCCGTTGCGTTCAGCAAGACGGGTCAGGAATTTCACATCGGACTCCTGCGACTGGTCGATGTGCGGGATTTTAATTCCGGCCAGTGACGGAGCGACACTGGCTTCCAGCCTGTTACGGGTGGCTATCGCCTCAACAATCGCACCGAGCGTGGTGTCATGCCAGGAGCCTTCCCGGCGGGAATTGAGCGTCCCGCGAAAATCTGCACTCCGGGCGCGGATGGTGACCACATCCGGTGCGCCCCGGTGTTCAACCTCATCAACGGTAAATTTCCCTTTGCATACCAGGGCAAAACCTTTCCAGCCGATATACACCGTCAGGACAGCGCCACGAACCGGTAGCCCGACCTGCCCGTCGGCGTCGTTCAGTTCAATATCAAGCTGGTCAGCCTCAAAGCCCCGGTTATCCGTCAGGGTCATGCTCATCAGACGGTCGCTGATATTGCCGGTAATATCCCTGCTGTCGAGCATCAGCATGTAATCCGGCGTCAGCGTACTGCCTGCATCAAATGTCAGCGCATCCAGCATTATTCCGCCCCCGTCATCCCCGTGAATCTGGTCGCCAGACTACCGGCCTTACCGATGAGCGACTCCGCCTGTTTACCGATATCGCCATAAAGCGCGGCCAGTGATTCATCAACGCGGGTGAGTGACAGCGTAAAATCAATTTTCCGGGGTGTGCCGTCTGCAAAGAAAATACTCCCTGTTTCACTCACCCTGCTGATGACATACATGCCGTAAATCATGCCGGTGCCATCCAGCAACGGCCACGCCCGTCCCTCCTCTGCCATCAGCCTGAGAGTGGTCATCGTCAGCTTGCCGCCGGTCAGTTCGGGATAAAGCACACCGGCAAGCGTCATGTTTTCCTCACCCACACCGAGAAACTGGTAGGCATCCCGTTTACCGATACGGGAATTTGACGGCCAGCGATAATCTGATTCACGCTGCATGGTCTGGTGTGGCAGCGTCTGGCGCATAAAAACAAACATACCTAACGCGAGCATCATTTTTCGTCACCTCCTTAACCGTCATGCATCATGCTGGCACGGGCGCGCGCACGTTTATCCCGCTCGTATTTTTCGAGCGCATCCTGTAACTGGCGGTCAAGCTGTGTCCCCGGCGCAGTACCACCCGTCAGGCTGATGTGATATTCGTTTTTACTCTGGTCCACATAAGAGCGGCCAGCCGGTGCCGTAACCGGCTGATAAGCCTGATAACCTGCATAAGAGCTGGTCGCCGGAATATAACCACCGGTGCCATACGTGGCGGCATGAGTTCTGGCGGCGGTCTGGTCAAGTGTGTCTGACTCTTTGTTGATAACACCGAGTTTTTCCAGTACCCAGTCAATACCGCTGCGCAGTTTGTTGAACGCATTAAGCGGCAGCATCAGCGCGTCAGCCAGTGCCTGCCCGAACATGACGCCCGTGTCACGGCAACGGTTCAGGGTGTCCTGGGTGGCTTTGACCGGGGCAATCAGGTTTTTAAACCACTGCCACGCGGCCTGTAACTTTTCACCCAGCCAGTTAAACAGCGGCTTAAGTGGCGTGAACAGTTCCCCCACCGGCGCAAATGCCGCTTTCAGCCCTTCAACCACACCGCCAAAGAATGCGCTGACAGGCTCCCAGTATTTACGGATAAGCAACGCCCCGGCGACAATGGCAGCCACCACGGCCACAACCGGCCAGCTAATCGCACCGATGGCCGTCATAACGGCACTACCAACCGTCGTGAAGATTGCCCCCATTGCGCCTGCTGCCGCGATAATGGCATTGATGCCGGTGATAACCGGCCAGGCTACAAGGCCAATGGCACCGATGACACCAGTCAGCGCCAGTGCACCGCCGGCAATGATGCCGATGGTTGACGCCAGTGATTTGTTTTTCTGTATCCAGCCGTCGAGTTTTAACACATACTTTGTGGCCGTCTGCGTGAACTTACGCAGCGCGCCTTCCTGCTGGTCAAACAGGTCAGTCCCCACCGCCTCATAAGCGGACTGAAACTCTTTAAAGTCACCGCCGAGGTTGTCCTGCATGATATTTACCAGCTCGGCGGTCTTCCCGTCTGAGGCTTTAAACGCAGCGGTCAGTTTGTCCAGCTTTCCGGTTGAGGCGGCAGTCATCAGCACGGCGGCGGCTGAGCTGGCCTCCTCCCCGAAAATAGTTTTCATGTATTCAGCCTGCTGGGCAGTACCGAGCCGGTTTTTCTCAAAACTGGCCTGCATTTCTTTCAGAATGGTAAATACTGGTCGGGTGTTTCCCTTGCTGTCTGAGGTTTTCACTCCAAGCTCTTTGAGTGCATCCCATGCTTTTCCCGTCGGTGCCTGCAGGCGGCTTAACACGGCACGGCTTCCCGTCCCCGCCATTGAGCCTGTGATTTTTGCGTCATGCAGCGCCCCGACCATTGCGGCGGTTTCTTCAATGCTGACACCGGCATTTTTTGCCACTGGTGCGGCATAGGTCAGCGCATCGCTCATACCGTCAAAATCGGCGGCGGTTTTGTTCATCGTCATGGAGAGAACATCCCCGATATGAGCGACCTTATCGTTTGAAAGCTGAAAGGCGGATTTCATCCCCATCAGCAGGGCGGCGTTTTCTTCCATCGTGCGGCGGTTCGCCAGCGCCATGTTCAGCGTGACCGGCGTTGCCGCCTGAATGGCATCAACATCCCCACCGGCTTTCGCAATGATAATCTGTGCACCGGCCGCATCATCCGCCGAGGCGGCGGTATTGTCGCCGAGCTGGCGCGCCTGTTTGCGTAGTGCGGCCATTTCGGTGGAGTCTTTTGCCACTCCGAGCACAGCCTGTAATTCTGAGTTTTTCTGCGCAAACTCATAACCGGGCATCAGCAGCTTAACTCCGGCCATCGTTCCCGCAGCAGCAATCCCCACACCGGCAGCGCCCACTGAGGCCATATTTCCGGCCAGCTCCTTTCCGGCCTGATAACGCTGTTTTACTGCGTTAAGTTTTGCCTGTTGTGCACTGACACGCGCCAGCGCGTCACGCTGTCGGTTAAGCTGTGCGGTGGTTTCACTGATACGGTTTTTCAGTCCCTGCTCATCATGTGCAAGATTGCGGGTATTAATTCCCACAGCGGCCAGTTCCCGCTGCTGGCGTTTAACGGAATCCGTCAGGCGGTTATATTTCGCCTGTAAGTCCTCCGCCGCTCGCTTTGCTGATTCCAGCACTTTCGCCTGAGCACGGGTCGGACGTTCGGTGTTTTTAAACTGTGTGGCAAGGGCTTCGGCCTCCTGCCGTGCCTTTTCAAGTGCATGACCAGTCACGGCGAGCTGTGCACTGGTCTTGCGGAATCCCTCAATACGGGATGCGTGACCGTTCAGCTCGCGCAGTGATTTTTGTGTTTCCCGGATATCCCCCGACAGCGACTTACTCGCTGTGCGGATGGATTTAAACGGGCGGGATGCCTGGTCAACAGCCCTGAGCAATACCTGTAATTTTACATTGTTACTCATTCGTGTTTCCGCTTCGCCGGAGCGCCTTTTCGCGCCATGTGATGAGTTCGGTCAGGCTCATGGGATACAGTTCTGATGGCGGCCAGTGAAATATCACTGCCACATCCGCCATCAGGTCATCGACCGACAGATTTTTCGGAAACGTCACTGCACCGAGTTCGGCGACAAAAAACCGACCACCTTACCGGCCAGCGCCACAAGGTCAGGCAGTTCCAGCGCGGCGACTTCCTGCTCGGTCAGCATCGGTGCCGTCATGCGCGGCAGCACCTTAATCAGTGCATCGACTTCAGAGTTCGCGACCGCAGCCAGACTGACACCGCGCAGCGTCCCGGCATTAGGTTTCATCAGCGTGACCTGTTCGATAACCTGCTCGCCACGCTTGACCGGATTGTCCAGGGTAATCACATTTTCTTTGTTCATGGTTTTCTCACTTATGAATCGGGGTTAACCGGTCAGCCAGGCTGACCGGATGAAAATCACAGGCCGATATTGCGGCGGTGTTGCTCCAGCCGGTCGAGGCCGTTCACTTTCTCAATCATGTTGATGGTGTCAATTTCGACCAGCTCCTTACCGTCCATCGTCAGCCGGAAATAGGTGCAGACCACGGAGATTTTCGACTCGGTGTCTTCTCCCTGTTTACCCTCGCCGGTGTCGATTTCTTTCTGACGTCCACGCATGACCACCTCGACGGCCACCGTTTCGCCGGTATCGTCGCGCTGGTAAGAGCCTGCAAAACGAATCGGCACGGCATCCACACCAGTTGCGGCGTAAAGTTCCCAGATAACCGAATCCGGGAAGCCCCCGAGCGACCACTCCATTGACAGCGCATCGTCATCAAGGCCGAGGTCTACCGGTGCGCTGCCGTTCATCCCCGCACCGCGATAGTTTTCGAGCTTACGGGTCAGTTTTGGCAGCGTGACGGACTTCGCGACGCCCTGATAGCTGTAGCCGTTCAGAAAGACGTTCATTAACTTGAGTTTGCGCGGCATTGCCATCGGTCAGGCTCCTTAATTGCTGTTAACCGAGGTGACCAGACTTGCCAGGTATCTTGAAGTAATACGCTGGCGCAGGGTCAGGTTTTCGAGAGGAGGCACCGGGGTATAGTCGTAGTCGATATACAGTTTTCCGGCCTTGAGGGTTTCCGCATCATTGGCTTCTTCACTGAACCAGCATGTGCCATCCACGATATAACCGTTGCTTTTCAGTTCACGGAATTTGGCATTGATGCCGTCAACGATGTCGCGAATCAGCGTTGCGGTGATGGGCTTATCAATAGCCCACATGTGCGCCTCAGCCATCGTGTCAGCCAGTACCTGCGCGGTGCGTGTGTAGCTTTCAAAGAGGAACAGTGGGTCATCGGAGCAGGTACGGTTACCCCAGAAACGGAAACCGTCGCGGCGAACCAGCGTTGTGACGCCTGCCTCGTTCAGCAGGTCAGCATCAGTGCCGGACTTCTGCAAATCCCAGAATACAGATGCGCTGATGCCGGTAACACCGTTTACCCCGACGTTGGACAGCGTTTTATGCCAGCCCTGCTCCTGGTCGATTTTAGCGCGCAGACCCAGCGCACGGGCGGTGGCATACGCGGTGGCGGTGGTGCTGGTGACCGTATCCCATGCGAGGAAATCCGGCCAGATGACCATCAGCTCACGCTGGCTGAAATTCTGGCGGTAGGCTTTCACCTCGGAAATGGTTTTACAGCCCCATGCGCTGATATACCCGAATGCATTCAGTTCCTGGCATACCGATGCCAGTGCGACGGCAACCTCTTTGGTGTCCAGCCCCGGCACACCAAGAATGCGCGGTTTAACGCCGGTAACCGACTCAGCCCCCATCAGGGCTTTCAGTCCGGTGTACTGACCGTTTTCGTCAGTGGTGCCGATGATATTGGAAACGGTCTGCGCGAGTTTCGTTTCCTCGTCGTCGCCGGTGCCGTCTTCAACACGCACGACAACGGTGACTGGTTTTGACTGGTCAGCGATGGCCTGCAACGACGCCGCCAGCGTGCCTTTTTTACCGGCCTTTGCAATTGCGCTCTGCACATTGGTAATCAGCACCGGTTTATTGAGGGGGAAGGTTTCCGCATCCGCATCGCTGGCCGTGCAGACCATGCCGACAATGGCAGTGGATACGGTGGAAATGACGCGGGTGCCGTCGTTAATCTCCAGCACCTGCACGCCGTGATGATAGTCACTCATCCGTTTAACTCCGTGGTTAATGGGTGCAACTATTTTCTGTTGTGCAGAGCATGAGACGCTATTTGCCCTGGATGGTCAGTGGATGAAACAACAGATACAGAAAAGGCGGGCAATTCGCCCGCATTTCCTAATTTGTACTAACCCAGCTTCCAACTGACAATTTACGTAGCCAAAAAGCTATCAAGTCTGGCAGACTGATTTGTACGAGGTGTGGATAACCATAATTATGTGCATGCTAACATCACGGTGCATGAGTCAATCGGGTCTATGCCAAAGAATTACGCCTTGATTGACCATAGATTGCTTGCCCTTGAATTTGACCATTCCAATAAAATGAATTATGATAATCGTCAAATGGAGGTGAACAATGATCAAACACACCGCAGCAGAAAGGGAAACCAACACTTCAGCTAAGCTGAATGAATACCAGTTGAACCTTCTGAAAAGAATTAACAACCTCGCTATTTCCCTGATGCCTGAATTTGAAGACAAAAACCAGGCAATTAATGCTATCACGCTGGATGATAGTTCACTGATGCAATTGCTCTACACCGTTCAACTCGAACAGAAGACTCGTGTCAATGACTACGAACTACGTAAAGTGCGCCGTCGTCGCGAAAATCTGGAACGATTTTATCGTGGGCTTCAGGAGTTAGGCGGTACGCTAAAGGTAAATGACGTGGTCGATATTCTTGGAATCACCCGCCAGGCGATCAACATTCGCGTTAAGAAGAACAAGCTTTTAGCATTCAAGCAGAACGGTGATTTTATTTTCCCGAAATTTCAGTTCACAGATAACGGGCTGATTCCCGGCTTTGAAGACGTAATGGCGGCATTTGACGAGAATACCCATCCAATGCTGAGGTTGGGTGTGCTGAAATCACCAATAGAGGTTAATAGCGAAGGCCTGAAAAAGACGCCGATTCAAATCATGCAGGACGGCGCTAAAAATAGTGAACTTAGTCTGGCTATCCGTGCCGCTAAACAGTTCGGAAATCATGTATCCAGTTAATTGTTTTAAAAAGAGGGGCTAGCCAGCCCCTCTTTGGTTTACATTGGTTCTGGCGTAATTTCGAATCCAAGCAGTTCTTCGAACATCTCTTCACCTGACATCGTTCCTTTGTGCCACCCTTTAGGGAAGATACCTTCGTCATTTTCGATGTAACTGGCATAAGGCACCATCCCCTGAGGGGTATCGGTAAAGGCTGGTGTACTATCCGGTCGTTCCCAAAAGGCATAACAGCGTTTATAGCGTTTATGCCTTGAGGTATAGGCTATCCCGTCATAGTCACGCCCGAAATGTGTATAAAGATGTTCCATTAGCCATTGAGTAAAAGTGTAATCCTCGTTCTCTAAGCTATCCAAAGGAATATGTAACAACTCACAGAGCGCTACAACATCGATCACTTTCACTGGCCTCATGACATCCACAGAGCACATATAGTGTTGTGAAAGTACCGATTCAGGATAAGAAATCGTCCCTTCGAGATGGAGCAAACGCCCATAAGCTTCTGCCGCCGCCGTTAACGCAGAGTCAGAGGCATACCATACCGCCACACATCCCCCTGGGGGGTTGTATCGCCCACATTCATTTTCCTCAATTGGCGCTCTGAAGTTGATTGCGCTTTCATACAACGCCATTTGATGACGCTTCAAAAGACCAGAGCCTGGTTGAATGTCAATCGCCGGAATACGTCCAGATTTATTTTTTGCAGCAATTCCTTGTGCAACAATATTTTTTTCAAATGTCCATTTGGTCATTTTTACTACTCCTTCTATAAACAGATTAAGCCATAGGCTCCTCTCCATATTGATTGAAAATAATCCCTACCGTGCTTGCCCGGCAGGGGGTATGAGAACATGTGTATCTCAATCTCGATTATACCAAGCAAATTTTCTATTTTTCGGAAATTTAGAGAGTTTTTTTAATGCTTCGCATGCCTTCTCGATGTATTGATGGGGCTGAAAAGAAGAAATAACGCAGGAAGTTTTACGGAAAGGAGAACTATAAAGATTTTTATCAAGTGAATTAGAAATAAGAACTTCGCAGGATACTGCATTTTTAGTGAAGATGGGTTGAGTTTCTCAGCAAGAGTCCCGCGAGAGCCGTATTGACAGCATGCATGACTCGGAGATTATTCCCCATGCAGGATGGTACACCAATGCAAGAGTTGGTTTACGAAAATGATTGGATGATCGCGATTACCGACCGTACATTGCGCAAATAACGTTCTGCGTCGATGCTATTAAGATGCCCCGACCACACCGTACGACGGACGCCGTAGTGATCCGAGCTTAAGAATAGATAATCTTTTCTCTCCGGATTCACCGTTCGCAGTGCGTTTTCCATAGCTGTCGCAAGCACAATACTTCCGCTACAGGCACAGAGCGGACTGTCAGATTAGGTTTTACTCTGTGCCATAGATGAGTAATCTCACACCAGATCTAATACGATTTATTGTGGCATTTCAGGCCATTCTATATCCGGAGCATCTTCCGGCTGAACGCGATTCAGTAGCACACGGTATTTTTTCCAGTGTGTCAGGCTTAACTTTTCTTCCTCGGTAGCCATATCTAAATCGACAGCATCCTGCAGCGTGGCAATAATTTCACCTGCATATGCAATCAGCTCTTTCTTCTGAGAGTCAGCCGCTCTGACAAGCGCATCACGCTCTGCATTCTCATCATTCACCCACGCATTTCCGTTCCATTTCTGATAATCCCCATCCGGGGAAATGGCTGTCACGTCTGGAGGTAATGCGCCAAGTTCAGAAATATAAATGGCTGCTCCCGTTTTCGTTTCGTAGACAGTCTTTCCGCGATGATCTTCCATCAACTCCCATTTCATTTCATCTGCATTGAAAACGGCTGCATAACCAGCCGGTATATCAGGCGGCGCAATATCTGTACTGTTTGCAGGCAGACCTGTATACGGTGGAATATACGCGTCACTTTCCCCAATAAATTCATTGGTTCCATCAAGTAAATTAAATACGCGGATAGTTTGTGCTTCTGCACTCATTCTGAAAGCCATTATGCAAGCCTCACAATATAGTTAAATGCGATGTTTTTTACGGTATTTTCTGTATTACCTGTAGCATTAACGGTAATAGAGTGCCCGTGTGAGCCAATAGCAACCGTGTGTGAATGTGCACCAATACCAACAGTATGGTTATGTGCTCCAATGTCGACTGTATGTGCATGATTGCCTGATGAACTTGTAGTCGTAGCACCTTTATCACTTCGCGGAACACCATAATCTGCACCGCCTGATTGCACGCTCACAGCAAAACCGACGGTATGTGTATGATTGCCAGAAGTATTGGTTGATTTTGTGCCGTGGTTAAACGTACTGACTGTTTTTGTCCCGTAATCAAATGAACTGGTTGTTTTCGTTCCCAAATCCGTATTTGACGCACTGGCGCTGTGAGTATGCGATTTAATCCCGTCCTGTTCCTGTGACAATACGGCACGCCCACTGGCAGGTTTGCCCTTGATTGTCCAGCCGCGCATATCAGGAATAACACCTGAAGGATAGGCAACAGCCAGTTTCGGATATGCAGCCTTATCAAACGTCTGCCCCTGCATAATTGCATAGCCCGCAGGTGGTGTATCTGATGGCCACGGCAACGGAACACCTGGCGGAAACGCTTCAATATCTTTCGTCCCGTCAAACGTTACGCCATTAATCGCCCTTGCCGTTTTCAGCTTTGTAGCTGTAGCCGCATTGCCGGACAGTTCGCCTGAAAGACCGGCGCTGAAGGTTTGTTTCGCCGCCCATGTCTGAGCTTCGTCGATAATTGGCACACGTCTTGTCGTGATCGTGCGGCTTCCCGGATTTCCTGAAATACGCACCATAAAAAAGCGGTAGTTCGCTTTACTTACAGTGCTGCGCCATACATGCATTGAGCGCCCAGTACCGGAATCATCACTCGGACCAACTGCGATGTTTATCAGGTTGCCATCAATGACGCCCCAGTCCATACCGTCGGGAATATTGGTCATGTTATCAAGCCGAACGGTTATCAGACTGCCCGGCACAAAGTCGTGGGTCTGCCAGTCCAGGCTGGTGAGTTTTGCCACTGCACCGCCGATACCCAGATTCATGGGAAGTGAATACGAGGTGTAGACTTCCCGCCATTCGCTCCACGAGCTGCCGGTATAGACGCGCTCAAAAGTGCGCCCCTTTGTGGTTTCTGCTTTCCCTGTGGTTGTGTAACGCTGCCAGACAGATACACCATCAAAACGTCTGATTACTTCCAGTATCCCAAGCAGTGTCGCTCCAGCGGTATCCTGCATTGGACCGTTTGTCGCCTTCCCTGTAACGCTGTAAATACCTGGTGAAGTCACATCATTCAAATCCCCGTCGTAATAACGACTCTCTGACTGATGACCGACTCTTAACCACGGTTCCCACTGTGGATTCTCTGCATTCCATGTAGCAGAAAGGCAGCGAACATATACATTCCCACGGCGGGTCGTGTAGCGTTGCATGCGTGAGTACCCACCACCTTCAAGAACTTCAAGGAGTCCCTGACCATAACTTCCTTCTTCCGGATAGTTGCGGTCAAATGAAGCGATAGAGCCACTACTGTTTCGCCATAAGCCAAGATGCTCTGCGTCTCCGAGCGTGTTCAGGTCAATGGTTGTACTAAGGGAGCGTGTTGCTGACTGAATCTGACGCCAGTAGCTCCACGGACCGTCTGAGCCATTCCAGGTGCCAGAAAGGTTGCGCATATAAACATTGCCTGTTCTGGTGGTATAACGCTGCATTCCTGCAAAATTACCGCCATTGAATACCTCAAGCACACCGACTGCACCGTCTTCAGGGAAATTTTTCTCCAGTGTTGCGTTGGTGGATGTTGCTTTAGACCAGATACCTGAATAAGCCTTAACAGGACCAAATGTATTCAGATCAGCATCAACCGGCATTTCGCCGTTGTTTTTCATAAACGTCAGGCTGGTAACGCCAACATTGTCCAGAAAAGCGTCCTTATCTGGAATATCGCCACCGTTCTGGTCTTTCTGCAGACGTTTCTCAGCATTGTCATAGGCTGCTTTTACTGCCTTTGGCGTTGCCGCCAGCTTTTCACTGGTGCTGTTTGTTGCACTGCTTAACTGAGTAAAACCTTTTTCTGTCAGCGTGGCGTCAGGATGGCGGCGGGACTGCTCATGCTCTGCGATTTTGTCATCGACGTAATCCTGCGTCGCCATCACCGTGCTGGCATCAATACTCAGCTCAACGGACGCCACGTTGCTGAGAATAATAACCATGCGGCAGGTCTGCGCACGTCCGGAGCCTTCAGCCAGTTCTGGCTTATAGCTTTCTGCCATGTTGGATACCGCAATCAGTGTTCCGGCATCGTCATACAGACCAAGCTCACGCATCCAGAAGCCGCCCACTTCGGGCGGTACAACCAGTTCAGCCACGATATAGTTTTTATTCTTGTTATCCACGCTGACTTTATTCAGAGCGTGACGCCAGACCTCATGCACCAGTTTCGTCTGACCGGCATCCGGCACCGGCAATTTGCCATTACCGTCACCCACGGCCATTGCAGACAGGTTTACTTTTTTCCCGCCGGGGACAGTGGCGGCTGCCAGCTTTGCGGCTCCGGCAGTAGTGATAACGGTTTTAAATTTCGTGCTCATTGTTTCTCACTTATCCGGGATAAACAGTAATAACATCACCATCACAGACCACACCGCCTGTATACAGATAGCCGGGAATGTCCTGGATAATGTTCAGACCGATAAGGTGGCGACTTGCGGGTTTGGCATCGGCAATCAGCCGTTCCATTTCCAGATACATCTCCTCCGTGATACCGCTTTCCAGCACACCGATATCAAGGCGAAAGGTTCCGGGCGGGTCGTTTGTCTCCCACCATTCCTTTACGTTAATGAGATAGCCGAGCGGCTCCACCACACGCCGGATTGCGCCGACAGTGCCTTTATGACAATGAATGAAATACGCATCGCGGATAACGGCGCGTTTTGTCGCTTCCGGCCACTTTTCATCCCACCTGTCGACCGAAAACGCCCACGCCAGCCACGGCAGCAGATTTGCCGGACAGGTATCCGGGTTCCACAGCTCACGAATACTGACCGGCGTTTTTTCAATTTCCGCACAGGCTTTTGCGGCAGCAACTTCAAGCGGTGATGAGCCGGTCGGCAGCAGTCGCGAATCACTCATCCGAGCCTCCGGTCACGACGCGGTATTCGGTACAGAAAGACGCCTGCGTACTGTTGAGCACGATGTCAGCCAGTGGTGCAGTCAGTTCGACACGCTGCACGCCTTCCACATGCAAAGCGGCATAAATGGCAGACAGACGGATGTCGCGCCCCAGCCGGTGCTGTGCCGTGATATACGCTTCCAGTTTTTTTACTGCGGCCGCGCGGATGGGTTCGCTTTCGGGACCAGGGTAAAGGTAAAGCGTGGCGTTTATCTGGTATTCAACGATGGCGGCAGACTGCACGGTCACGCGGTCGGCCACCGGCCTGACATCCTCGCCATTAAGGGCGTTACGTACCACAGCCAGCAGGTCTTCGGATGCCACACCGTTATTCTCACGTGACAGCACAGAGATGGTGACGCAGGCCGGAGACGGACTGGTGACAGAGATATCCGCGACACGCCCGTCGGCACTGCGGCCATGATACTGATAGGCACCCACCGACCCGGCGACGCTTAAACCTTCAAACGCCTGCTGAATACGCAGACGATAATCGGTGTCAGATTCCATCACTGCCGGTGTCGGCGGGATGGTCGAATCATCTGCCGGGGTGATAATCAGGCGCGTGGTGTTGTAATTGGCACCAATCACATCAAGGTCATTACCGGCTGCACAGGCCAGCATCACCGCCCGTGCAGCCTCATTCACACGCTGACGCCAGATAAGCTCACGATAAGCATTTTCCTCCAGCAGTTTGACGAGAGGCTCAGATTCCAGCGTCAGGGTACGGGCGACCGCCTCCTGCTGGTCTTCCGGGTAAAGGGAAATCAGTGTCGCCTTGCGTTCGGCGAGAATGGTTTCAAAGTCCAGCTCCTCGACCACATCCGGTGCGGGTAGCTGGTTCAGGTCGATAATCGGCATGGTTTCAACTCACAGGGATGGTTAACGAAAGTGGCTGGCCGGTGTCGTTGTGCTGGCCGGTTAACGTGACCGTCATTCGCCCGTCAAAACTGCGCGCCGTGGTGACAGATGACAGCGTGACGCGGGGTTCCCATTTCAGCACCGCCATGTAACAGGCGACCTTAATCTGCAACTCAAGCGCCGGGGTCTGCGGCTGGTCAATCATTGACGCCAGCAACGAGCCGTAATCACGACGCATCACCCGTGAGCCGACCGGTGTGCGCAGGATATCGCCGATACTCTGGCTGATATGCTCAAGGTCAGTGACCGTCAGGCCATCACTGCGATTCATTCCGAGATAACGCGCTGTCATAGAGGGCTCCCGGTTGTGCCGCCGCTGTCGCCGGGGTGTTTATGGGTATGCAGTACCTTACCGTTTGATGAGAGTTCACCGCCGGTGTGTTCAATGTTGCCGCGCATCGTCCCGCCCTTCTGCACTTCCAGCGTGCCGGTAATCAGCCTGTTGGTGCAGACCACCTCCGGTGTGTCCAGGGTGACGCGGGTTGATGCTTTCACCATGACCACCGGCACCGTGGCAGTAACAGAATCAGAAGCCGTCACGCTGGCCGTTTTAATTCCGCTTACCGTGAGTGCACTGGTTTCAGGTTCATATTCAATCACCGCCCCGTCAGGGAAACGGATATGCAGGGCATCCGCCGACGCAGACGGCGCGGGGTTATCGCCGGAATAAATCCCCGGCAGAACGAACGCCGTGTCGAGTTCACCGCCCACGGCCAGAATCAGCACCTGCTCCCCCACGGAAGGTGCCCACCATGTGCGCGAACGACCGGCACGATGGGTCAGCCACTGAAGCCAGTCAGTGCACATGCCGCCGGTCTGCACACGGCAGCGACCGGCGTTAAGGTCGGTTTCGACGACAAGGCCGGTGCGGATCATGTTGCGCAGTGCGCGCGCGATTTCCTGAATATTTGCGAGAGTGTTCATAACGGGAAGGATGCCGCCGGGTCATACCGGCGGCAATGTGACGATGAGGTGTCGGGAATGGCACAACTAACGGTCGAGGTGAGCCAGGATAATCTCTTCAATCATCTGTACATCCTCACCGGTGAAGCCGAGCAGAGGGCGCGCCGGATAATCAATTTTCTTACCGTCTTTCCGGTTTTCTTCCGACAGACCGAACTGATGCACACTGGCGATTTTCGGTGACTTCCCGCCGTAAAACTCCATTGATGCCTGCTCCGGGCTGGCGCGGATATGCAAAAAACGACTGGTGATAAGTTTCGCAAACATTTTTCGCTTAACACGACCGGTCTTTTTTCTGGCGCTCTGCTGCTGGCGTGGCGCATAGGGTGTGCCGTCCGGGGCTTTCTGTGCCATCACCCGACGCTGCTGACTCTGTCGCAGACGTGTTGCCAGTTCGGCACTCAGTCGCCGACGCCCTGATGGTGACAGTGATTCAATCAGCCCGGTCAGCCGGTCTTCAAAACGCTTAAACTCATTCATCCCACTTGCTCACCAGTTCGCCATTGATATAAAGCTCCATCGGGCGGGTGACCGGCTCCGGCGGCGGAGGTTCCGGGATATTCTTCACATGCAGTGCGCCGTCCACCTCACTGACCAGCGTGCGCTCGGTCAGCATCAGGCTGATGCTGATATCAAAGCTGCTGTCATTGTTGATGTCCGCATAAAACGTGAAGCCCTTTTTCTGGCCTTCGTCGGTGGTCATGATGTCGGGCTGATTTTCCCGCAGCCACGCCAGCACCGGCACGATGAGCAGGTCAAAATCACCGGTAAAGTCGGTCACAATGACATTGAGCGTGTAACGCTTTTCGAATGACAGCGACGTCGCCAGCGTGGAGGCAATACTCCCGTTATCCACGAATATCCGCAGCATCTCGGGACTGGTTTTCAGCACCGTGACGGCATCAGTCAGCGCCCTGCGCAGGCTGTCGGGTTTGAGCATCGTTTTCGTCCTGACAGTGTTTAATCATTTTTACCTGGCTGGCACAGCGTGCCAGCGCGTTCTCAAGCAGCCGGATATCGGCACTTAAATCGCCGTTCTTCTGCGGGTCACTGCCCGGCATCGGGCAAAGACTCACTTTCGGGCAGGCGTTGTGGACAATCACTGGCGTCTGCGCAGGCCGGGCGCTGGTGCAACCGGCGCACAGCATCAGGCAGGTCAGCACCGTACCAGCGGCGAAAATCTTCGTTTTCATTGAGTAACCTCGTGATGGTTTTCTCGCGCTGTGCTTCACGCTTCGCGGCGTTCTCCAGTTCCTGACGCAGTGCCACCTGCGCCAGCTCGTTTTTGTCTGCCCTGGTGATGGCAACATGAAGCTGATTTTTCAGCATGGTGATGGTCGTCTGCTGTTCACTGGCGACGTTATTCGCCCTGTCCAGCGAGGCGCGCAGGCTGGCATTTTTGTGTTTCACCAGAAACAGACCGGCCACCGCCAGCGATAACAACACGACCAGCACAATCATCAGCTTTGACATAGTTCCCGCCCCTCAAGACGCTGACGACAGGCTTTACGTATCAGCCGGAAAAACAGCGACGCCACAAGATAAATCAGCGCGGTAAAAATCCACCCGGCAGCGACCAGCGAGATAAACGTCGCCACCATCACCACCAGAGCCGCCGCCCGTCTGCGCCACGGCACCGGCTGCAAAAACAGCGCCGTGACAATCTTCACGGCCAGCGATTCCGGCGGCAGCTCCCGCCCGTAGCGTTCCAGCACATACTCAGTGGCATACATGCCGACACCACCGGCAACCACACAGATAACCGTCGCCAGAATCGCCCAGGTGGCGACAAAACTGACGGCCACGCTCTGCGGGTAAATCAGGGACAGTGCCAGCATCAGCGCCAGCGACACGTTCAGCATCAGTGAAAGGGATAATTTCTTCATGGTGTTTACTCCGTTTAAGCCGGTACGCCGCCAGCGGTACGCCAGACGGTGACCAGTTTTTCCAGTGAATGCTCACGCTGACCGTAACCGGCACCCGGCAGGGACGCCCAGATATTGCGACAGCGTGAAATGGCGCGCTCAATGCGTCCCGCCCGGATGTCATCCAGCGCACCGCGTTCGCGGATCAACTGAATGGCGAGCCTGTCCTGTGACAACGGACTGAAATCAGGCAGGGCAAGCTGTTTGCGGTAGTGCGGCCAGAACAGGTAAAGCTGCTGATAGCGACCGGAGGCCGTGGATTTTTCACCGCGACGGTTAAACACCTTCGCCGGTCGGCCATGCGCGAACGGGTGGTCACTGTAGTCGGTGAATATTTCCGGCTTCCCGTCCAGTCCGGTGACTATCACGTCATAGCCCCGGTTTTTCGTCAGCGGATGATTCGCCGTCCCTTCGGACACGGCCAGCATGTCGAGAAAGGCGGCGATATTCTGATGCGTGTTAATAACCGGCATTACGGTTTCCCCCTGCCCTTAAAGCGACGCTGAATGGCAATCTCAATCACCTGATAACCGGCGATACCCAGCATGGAGCCGATGCCGCACACCGCAGGCAGTGACAGGTCAGGAAACTGCACCAGAACAACACCGGCAACCATCGAGACAAAACCACCGAGCAACATACGCCCGATAAACAGACGCGGGGTGATGGGTTCACCACCGGCAAGCACCTTGCCGACAACAATCAGCACCCCAATCATGAAAAGCGACAGGACGCTTTTTTCTTCTGCTGTCATGCGTTACTCCCACAGGTTGACAGTTTCAGCCACGGGCGCGGTCTGAACGTCGGGCAGTTCGACGGCGGTGCCGTGTGGCAGCACCGCACCCAGTTCAGCCAGTCCCGGATTTGCGGCAAGCACGGTCTCAACCACGCCCTCAGTGCGCCCGTAATACCGGACACAAATGGCGTCGAGCGTGTCGCCCTGTAGCGCAAAGGTCTTCATCAGATTTGACTCACGATGCAGCGCGGCTTGTCCTGGATGCGCGCCACCGCCCAGCGCATATCCCGCCACAGTTCATCGATGGTGCTGTCAATGCTGTCAGCCTTCTTGTCGCCTTTCGCACTGGCATCCACGCCGCGATAACGCTCATAAAGCGATGCGGTCGCCATCGCACACACGGCGCGCTCGTAGTAAAAAACTTTGATGCTTTCACCGTCGATGTCGTCCGCCGGGACGTCAGCCAGACGCGTAAAACCGGCGGCAATTTTCTGTTCGCGGTACTCGTACAGCTCCGCATTCGTTTCAGCCATGCCTGACTTGATGGCCTCACGCAGACGGGCGGGGGCGACGGTCTGCTCAAGGCGCATACGTTCCCGGACGCGCTTCGGGTCGATATCGGGAAAAAAGAACGTGTTTTTAATCACCGGCTCGTCGCCTGCCGGTTGCGGGATAACCACCGTACCCTCACCGGACACGGGAGCCTCCTTTCGCGGAATAATCAGCGTCATCATGACTACCTCTGAAAAGTCGGGCGGTGGACGCCGGTGCAGTGTCAGGTGATTCACCCTCACTGACCGGCGTGCCGCCCTGGCGCGGGGCGCATTCGGTTGTTAACTGGCTTTCTTTTTCGGGCGTCCACGTTTTGCCGGTGTCACACTCCGGGTCTTACGCGGGGTACGGGTGGCCGCTTTTGGCTGCGGCTCCGGCTTCGGTTTCAGCTCCCGCTCCAGTCGTTCAATCTCTTTTTTGACGCCTGCCTGACAGTCGAGCTGTGTCGCGCGTTGCAGGTGCGCCAGCGCCCCTGCGGCATCACCGGCGTCACGCAGAAACAGACCGGTGATTTTGTGCAGCTTTGCGCGCACTTCATCAGGCATGTCAGCCGTGGCGGTCAGTTCAAGGGTGTCCGTCAGCAGGCGGGGATCCACAGACTCACCGGCAGCGTGAGCGCGCATGGCCGCAAGCGCCACCTCCTCGGTGAACATGTACGGCGGGGTACGGCGGTGTTTACCCGGCATGGTCAGACCGTACTTCAGGGCATAACGGGCAATCTCCAGCGCACCGGCAATATCGCCGGTATCCAGACGCCACAGCATGACCGTCATCAGAATGTCATCCTGTGCACCTTTGCCCTGCTCCAGCACGCCGTTCACCCACGGCAACCAGAACGGCAGCAGTTCGCGCTTTTTCGCGGCCTTCAGCTCTTTTGAATAAATCGCTTTCAGTGTGCGCTGGTCTGCGGCGAGCTTAACCAGCATCTGCTCATAGACAGTTGCATGTCGCAGCGGGGCGGCTTGCCGCTGCGCGGTCATCGCTGCCGAGACCCGCATCATGTGGCGCTGTGCGGGACTCGTCATCGGTTACGCTCCCGGCTCTGCGGTCGCCTTAGCCGGTGTGGAGAAATCACCGACCTTAATTTTTTCCACCAGACAACCGGCGGCGTAGTCTTCCACCACGTAATCAATGTTCATTGACTCGTAGTTCTCCACGCGGTCGAGTTTCGGGTTTTCCTCAATCACGCGGCGATGGCTGTCATCCATGTAGTAGATGGACAGGTTTTCCAGCTTTGTGATGAGCATCGCATCCGCCGGGAAGTACGGGACGCGTACCGCCGGCAGGTTACCGATGCGTTTCTGGCTGATGATGACGTCAGCGGCCAGCATTTCGCTGTTGTCCTGCTCCTTGTTGACGATGGGAAAATACTTGTCCGCCAGTAGCTGACGTCCCACAATCACCACAAGGTCAGGGTCTTCCTGATACCACGGCTCAATCAGGTTGTTGGTCGCATCCATCACCAGTGCGTCAAGGCTGGCATAATCACCGCCCTTACCCACGCGGATAACCTCAGAGGTGGTGTGCCCTTCCTCGTCAGTGACCTTGCTCATCACGCGCGCCGGGGCTTCATTGCGGTATTTCTGCAGCCAGCCGACCGCCACATCCTGCAGCATCGGATTGCTGCTGCGGTCAGAGGTTTCGGCACGCCTCACGCCGTTAAAACCGGCCATGATTAAATCAAGGGACTGGCGTTTGATAATGGCGTTACGGACACGGAGCTGGAAATCCTGATAACGCGCCCACAGGTCCAGCGTTTTGTAGCGGATATAAAAATCGAAGTTAATCTGGTCGCATTCGTACTTGTTTGACGCCAGCTTCGAGAAGTCCTTCGGCTGACGCTCGGTGCCACCGGCGGTGTCGGTGGTGCTGGCGATGGAGCCGGTGACACCGATGCCAATTTTTTCCCCTTTCATTTCGCTGACCGGCACAATGTTGATGCGGGTCAGAAAGTCAGAGGACTCCTGCATGGTGTTCATCAGGGTCTGGGTGACCGACGGTTCAACGGTGAATTTTTTCGACACATCACCGGCGTCGATGCCGTTCAGTTCGGCAACACGGGACAGGTAGGCATTAAATTTAAAGCGGGTTTCCTGGCGCATAGTTTTTCCTGAAATTAAGGGTTAATCGTGAAGGTTTTCCCGGACTGACTGACGCCGGTCAGCAGTTCGTCATCAGGGCGTCACCGCCACCACCGGTGGCCTTGCTGCGGCGCTGCTGGGTCAGACTTTCGGTGTGGTCGAGACTGTTTTTCAGGCGGGTGAATGCCTGGCTGGTTTCATCCGCCCTGTCAGTCACATCCTGCTTAAGTGCGGAAAAAGCGGTTTCCATCTCAGCGAGGCGCTGCTCAGTGGCGCTCAGTTTTTCCTGCACATGTTCAGCAACAGCGGTCACCGCTTCATGCACGTCATTCAGACGGGCGTCATCGCTGGCCTGTTTGCGGCCAAAAATGGACTTCACCTTTTCGGTCAGGGCGGTGAACACGGTTTCAGGCAGGTCTTCAAATTCCAGCTCAACGGGCGTTGCCACTGAAATCAGGTTTTCAGGGCTTAATTTGAAGCGGTTCAGGGGGTTGTGTTTTGCCGTGCGGCAGAATTCCAGGTATTCCGTGCCGAGGCTTGCCGGGTCATCGGTGACGGCCAGACCCACCAGATAACATTTGCCGGTGTTGGCAAAGTTCGGCTGAATTTCCATTGAGGTATAGACCTTCTGCGCGGCCTTGTTCATCGCGATAAGGTCATCGGTCGGGGTGATTTTCGCAAACAGCGCCCATTTGCCTTTCAGCGCCGAATCATCGTCAATCTTTTCGGCCTTCAGTTCGGCCACATCGCCATAACGCTTAAAAATACCGTCAGGCAGGATGCCGCGCAGATGTTCCAGGTTAATGCGGCAACCATAGACTCGCGGGTCAAAGGTTTCGGCCATTTCCTGAATATCCTGCGCACTGATGACACGCCCGTCACAGGTGTCACCCTCAACGCCGATACGAAAGAATTTTGAGACTTTTTTTGCCATTGTCAGGAGTCCTGAATAGTGATTAGAGGAGTCACATGTCGGCATCAGTTTCCCGACGATGCGCATCCTCCGCCATCAGTCCCGGATGGCTTATCACTGACACAACAGCACCTTAGCGAATCGCGGGGCGCGACTCAGTAGCCTTGCCGTGTATTCATCACGGCGAGGTATTCATGACCATCACCACAGACACCACTCTTTTACACGACCCGCGTCGTCAGGCGGCGCTGCTGTACTGGCAGGGATTTTCCGTGCCGCAGATTGCCGCCATGTTGCAGATGAAACGCCCGACGGTGCAGAGCTGGAAACAGCGCGACGGCTGGGACAGCGTTGCCCCCATCAGCCGTGTCGAAATGAGTCTGGAAGCGCGGCTGACCCAGCTCATCATCAAACCGCAGAAAACCGGCGGTGACTTCAAGGAAATTGACCTGCTCGGACGCCAGATTGAACGACTGGCACGGGTCAACCGTTACAGTCAGACCGGCAACGAGGCAGACCTTAATCCGAACGTCGCTAACCGCAACAAAGGCGGGCGTCGCAAACCGAAAAAGAATTTTTTCAGTGACGAGGCCATCGAAAAGCTGGAGCAGATTTTCTTTGAGCAGTCTTTCGACTATCAGTTGCACTGGTATCGCGCAGGGCTTGAGCACCGCATCCGCGATATCCTGAAATCCCGCCAGATTGGCGCGACGTTTTATTTTTCCCGCGAGGCGCTGCTGCGCGCCCTGAAAACCGGTCATAACCAGATTTTTCTGTCGGCCAGTAAAACGCAGGCGTATGTGTTCCGCGAATACATCATCGCCTTTGCCCGGCTGGTTGACGTTGACCTGACCGGTGACCCAATTGTCCTGGGCAATAACGGCGCAAAACTGATTTTTCTCGGCACCAACTCCAACACCGCGCAGAGCCATAACGGCGATCTGTACGTCGACGAGATTTTCTGGATCCCGAATTTTCAGGTACTGCGTAAGGTGGCATCAGGTATGGCCTCACAGAGTCACCTGCGCTCGACCTATTTCTCCACCCCGTCCACACTGGCGCACGACGCCTACCCGTTCTGGTCGGGTGAACTGTTTAACCGGGGACGCGCCAGCGCCGCCGAACGCGTGGAAATCGACGTCAGTCATAACGCTCTTGCCGGTGGGCTTCTCTGTGCGGACGGCCAGTGGCGGCAGATTGTCACCATTGAGGACGCCCTGAAAGGCGGCTGCACGCTGTTCGACATTGAGCAGCTCAAACGTGAAAACAGCGCCGACGATTTTAAAAACCTGTTCATGTGTGAATTTGTTGACGACAAGGCGTCGGTGTTCCCGTTCGAGGAGCTGCAACGCTGCATGGTCGACACGCTGGAAGAATGGGAAGACTATGCGCCGTTTGCCGCCAATCCGTTCGGCTCACGTCCGGTATGGATTGGTTACGACCCGTCACACCGTGGCGACAGCGCCGGATGCGTGGTGCTGGCACCGCCGGTGGTGGCCGGTGGCAAATTCAGAATACTTGAGCGTCACCAGTGGAAAGGCATGGACTTTGCCACCCAGGCTGAATCCATCCGCAAACTCACCGAAAAATATAACGTCGAATACATCGGTATTGATGCCACCGGCCTCGGTGTCGGCGTGTTCCAGCTCGTGCGCTCGTTCTATCCCGCCGCGCGCGATATCCGCTACACGCCGGAAATGAAAACCGCAATGGTGCTCAAGGCAAAAGACGTTATCCGCCGTGGCTGTCTGGAATATGACGTCAGCGCCACCGACATCACCAGCTCGTTCATGGCTATCCGCAAGACCATGACCAGCAGCGGACGCAGCGCCACC